CTTGTTCGCCTTCTTTATCTGGTCGCTGTCTAGTGATACATATGCCATGGTGTAGTATTTAAGGCTGAAAATGGTATAGGTCTCCAGTCATATAAGCAGGAATGCTGTCTTTGGTCACTATCCTTTTGATTTTTTTTAAAAAAGATAATTGTTGAAACAGCTCCTGTCTATCTCCTTTAGGTAAATGTTCAATTGAATTTTCGCGCCACCAGTTATCATCAATGTGCCACCATCTTCTTACCATATGGAACATAATCGAATGGCATCCTAATTTCAAACCTAGTTCCCAACAACTTTTCAGTTCCTTGTAATTTTTAGATTGAACTACAAAACTTAGGTTTACTTTTATTCCTCGTGACACGCACATTTCTATACCTTGTTTGACTAACTCGAACACTCCTCCTCTTGTTTTCTTATAGGTGTCGGCGGTGGCGGCATCTAGGCTCACATCAATGGATGTAATGTTTGCTTTGATATTCTCAATTGTTGATTGTTGTTTTGTGAGTAGGTTACCGTTAGTGATTATGTGGAATTTAAAATCACGGTGAAACTCTTTTTGTAAGAAAACTTGGTAGGCCTTTGACGCAAACAAGTCTCCTGCGCCATCGAGTTGTATCTCGACTGCTTTGTCCTGATAAAAGTTATAGATTTTATTCAACATTATTGAGGCATTAGCATTTATCTTTGTTGAAAAGATGTTGTGTGTCCTACAACTTGCACATGAAAGATTACAGTTTTGGTCTATCGAAAGAAGAATTTTCGTTGGAGCATTTTTGCCTTCTATCACCGAAGGATCTTTGTCCGAAATATGATCTTTATAAGGGCAAACATTTGTACACATAGAATAATCTTCTTTAAGTATTTTTGATTTAAATCTTGCCAACTTATCGGATCGAAAGATGTCGGTTAGATCTGCACGAAGTAGGTTACCTATGGTTCCAACAGTATTCCAATCTGCACATATACATGGCTTGATATCACCATTTATATCTATTGTCACACTGGTCCATGGTTCCGTGCATACTTTCATACAATTATTTAATTGGCAGATCTCCTGCCCGGTAAAGAACTACTTCTGGGATTTTTGTATGCTTTTTGCGATGTCATGAGCTTTTTTAATTGTGCTCTTTTCAAGAGGTGGTTTGTCACCCGTTGACTTCATCGCTTGTGCCATGCCCACCGCGTACGGTGATTGGGCTTTCTTGGCCTCGTTCTGGTATGCTTCCTTGAAGCTCTCATATTGATCTCTCAGACTGTTGGCCAGTTCCTCTTCTGTGATCCGATCTTCCGCCGCCATTGGGTTGTCACCGTTGGCAACTTTTGGATAGGTCTTCTTGTTCCTGTTAAGTCCACCTGAGTGCACGTTTACCAGTGTGTCGATGTCTGATACCTTCTCTTCTGGTTCGTTCGCGAATGTCTCTTCTGCCTGTTCCTCTTCTGGCTTTTTGATGATGTCTCTGATCCTCGCCATGTCCATTGAACCTGACGCATCGTCTTGATCCATCTCTGGTTCTGCTGTTGGTTCCTCGGCACCGATCATCGCCGCGTCCACAGGTTGAACACCTGCCAGTTTCAAGATCTGCATCATCATTGATGCTTCTTGTGGGCTGTCTGTTGAAATCTGTATCGCTTCGTTGACTGATTCTTTCTTAGCCTCTTTGTCTTTGATGGCCTTCTTCATTGGCTCTTTCTTGTCACCGTCCTTGTCCATGTCTAGGAAGTCTGGTTTACTTTTGCTCTCTGTGGCCTCCTGTGATCCATTGATTGAGTCCCAGAAACCTGCCAGGCTCTTGCCATGCTTCTTAATGAATTCTTCTCTTGAAAGTTTCTCTGCCTCGTCGTGTAGGTAGTCTTTCATCCTGCTCTCGTCCACTTTTGGATTGGTCCTTGACACGTTGTCCACAGCGTCTTTGACCAGTTCGGGTTTTGATTCTGCTATCTCTTTTAGTTTCTGTAATACGTCGATCATTTCCATGGCTTATTTCCTTTTTGGGTCTGGGTGTGGGTTTGATGCTTTTGACAGAGGACTTGGTGTTCCTTTTTCTTCGTTGCTCTGTACTTCTTGTGTTTTGTTGTCTTTGCCCACTTCCATATTGAGTGCGTGGGCTTCTCTGTCTTTCAATAATTCTTTCAACAGGCTCATGTTGGCCTTCGTTGAGTGTAAGTCTTCTGCGTTCACCTTTGGAGCGTCCTTGTACTCGATGTCGTGCAGTTTGTTCCTGTATTCTGATTTGATTTGCATGTCGGCTTGGTACTGCTCTGTTGGCTCGCCTGGTTTCCTCACCACGATGTGTGTTGCCGGGATCCTCATTATATCTGAAAGATATTCCTTCATCTCTCGGCTTGTTGTTGGATAGTTAGTCGTCACATCAAATATCGTCACTTGTTCGTTGCTCAAGGCAGGGAAATCAAGTGGTTGCGTCATTATAGGTGTGGTCTTGCCTGCTGACATGTTGGCAAGATCGAATTTTTGGAGTGCTGTTTCTAAAGCATTTTTATCGATGTCTTTAGATGCCCCTACGATCTTTATTTTATAGTCATATGACTTGGTTGATTCTGCTAGATACTGTGTGAATGTGCTCATACCTAATATTTAGTCTTTTTTTAACAGTTTCTTCATTAATTCATTGCGATCTGATATCACGAATCCGTCGCTTTCTTCCACCGGACCACCGTCCTTGTTACCGTCCTTGTCCAGTTTCATCTTCTTGAGCTGTAGTTCCACCATCTTCAGCTTCTTGTCTATCTTGCTACTCTTGGCGTCTATGGCGTTGCGCAGGAAGTTGCCGGCGACCTCGAAAATACGTCCAGAATAACGTGAATCAACGTTCATGCCTAGGTCCATGAGATTCTTGTAGCTCTCCTCGGCTTCTACTGCTAACTTGTCCAGTTCTAGATCTGACAATTCTCCCAGTCCTTTGACCTGTGGCAGTGCGGCCGCAATCTTGTCAAACTCCGCGTAGCTCTTCTGCAGGTTCTTTTGTGTGACGGGATCCAGGTTTCTTGTTGAAGGATTTGCCTGTCCCGATTCCTTCAGTTTCTTGTCTTTTTCCTTCTTGTCTACCTCTTTGAACGCTTCCTTTACGTTTGGTAAGTTCAATATGTCTTCCAGTTTCTTTGTCATTGTTCGTATTTACTTACGTTTGCCTTGGTGGAACAACTGTTCTTCTGACACCACACGAAATCCTATCCTACGCTGTCTAGCATAAGCCGATGCCGCCTCCCACTTGGCTGTGTTGATCACGACCTGTTTCTTCTTGGCCATGCTACGTCCCGCGGACTCCATGGTGGTCTGACTCATGGGTTTGACCTCGATCATCTCCGCATGCTTCTTGCCGTTCTTGTCCATGTACACTAGGAAGAAGTCAGGAACGTACACCGTGTACTTGCCCGTGAACGGATGTCGGTAGGGTATCTTGATGGATTCGGACGCCCACTGGTACACATTTGGATGTTCGTCGCATAACCTCATGAAGGCGTGTTCCCAACTTGATCTATATGTAGGAGTTTTGGTGCCAACATATTTTTCTCCATTCTTGGGGGAGAACTTGCCCCTGGCGAATCTCGGTATCATTAGTCTATGATGTTTCTAGATACGGTCTCTTTGGTGGTCAGTGTTTGCCTGACACCCAGTCTACTTGACTTGTATCTGTTGGCGTTGAGTATTATGGTTATAAGTTCTGACAGTAAGGCCGGCGAGGCGTATGTCAGCTGGTCTAATATCTGTTGTGGCTTGATGTTGTCTATCTTGGCCTGCGACAAGATCGCGTATGCTGTCGATTCCGCTGACGTCCTTGAAAATCCACGCTTGACGAAAAATGCTACCGTGCTATCATATTCACCAACGTTGAACTGGTACTCGGTCTCATAGTCGGTGGTGGTTAGTTTCTCTATGGTTTTGTCCAACTCGTCTTTGTCTTTTGGCGGTAAGTTTGTATAAAATTCTGCCATTATAATCCTGCTTTCTCTGTTGCAATCTCGACATCTTGAGTTGTCCTATCGATTTTAATATACCCTTCTGTGACCAGTTTACGTATGTCGGTTATCGCTTTGTTGGTGTACACGTTTTGCACCGCGGCAGAGGAACCTGTGTACTCTATGTCAGATTCGGCCACTGTGAGTCCTTTTCTTGATCCGATGTCCTTGTAGTACAGTGCCGATGCTATCTCACTTCTGATAGTGGAGTCATTGGAAACTAGATTGAACGATTCTTCAGCACCTAGGAAGTTTACTGTATCAATGGTGGGATTTGATATCACAGTATTGTTCTGTCCTGTTTTGTTATCACTTGTACCTCGGGCACTAGCAATTACAGCCGCACCTGCTACTGCCGCCCCCACAGTGAATGCTCCAACAGGATTACTGATTGAACCTGCCTGTTTTCCCACCTCGAGCACTCCTTCTTTGGCTATGCCCCTAAGTTCTTCTTTGACATCTTTCTTCCTTATCTTCTTGGCATTGTTGTATGTGTTGGATGCCGATAGGATTGCCCCTAGAATGTTGCCTGACTGCACGTTCCTTATCACCGATCCTACGCCATCAACCACTCCTCCTGGTCCAAATATCGAATTAGTGCCACCTCCCAATACAGTGAGTGGTGATGGTTCTCGGTCATAGTGCAGTGTGGCGAAACTGTCTATTTCTTTGACCAGTCCTGAGCTGTAAATCACGGTCTCGTATAGGACCTGCATGGTGTTGCTCATTATTCCAGTGCCGTCCGCTTGATCCAAGTTATCATGACTGAACGAGCCTATCACTGGATTGATCAGTGACATCGATGTGAATCTCTGTTTGTGTAGCACGAATATGTCGATGCCTTTGAGGTATGGCCTTTTCCTCTGGTTGGGAGTGTCCATACCAAACTTGTTTGTGGTCCTCTTGTCGCCCCAGTCATAGAGATCGTCTTTCGTGTTGGATGCCTGCAGTTCAGAATTCATGGACACGGAGTCCGCGATGTGGTACTCGTAGTACTTCTTCCAGAACGCGTTCACGGTGTCTGCATGGTCATCATGGAAAGTTATGTTCACAGGTTCGTATGCTATCCTGGTGGCCGCGTACATCTTCTTATTGTACTGTGTCTTCTCCTCCATGCTCATGGTGTATTTGGGTAGCTCACAGCTCTTGACCAACATGTTCAGTTCATAACGTTCGTTGCTGTTGAACCTATCAACGAACAAGGTCTCGTCCGTGTTGAAAACCACGTGGAACAGGAACTTCTGTTTGGGCATCAACTTGTGATTGTTGTCTATGTAAAGTCTTGACGCGTGGCGGTAGTCCTTCATGCCCGGAAGGCCGTCCTGGAACCCTTTAAGGAAGTTGTTGATGCTTGGCATATGGGTATTTATGGCCACAAAAAAAGCGCCATATAAAGGCGCTTTTGATGTTTATAATTGCTAACTTAATTTTTATTGTCCACCACCAGTACTTAGAGTACCTATGGTTCTCGCAACTGCTGTTCCAATTCCTGTGCCTTGTGGGGTCTGGATCGCGTTGTCGTATCTCACTGACATTGTGATTGTGGCTGGATCTGATGTTGCGTATGCCAGTGTGTTGTAGTTCACGTTCTCAACGTAGGCACCGTATAACTCAAATGTTTCTAACACATTCGGAGCGCTCGCACCGTTACCACCGTCTAGCATTTCGATTCTACCTGTGAATTTGTAGTCGATTCCACTTGCCGCACTCGACTGTTCGAAGAAGTCGAACTGTTTCTGTATTTGCTCACCGACCAGTTTGGTCACTGAGTTGTTAACGTCATCTCTTAGAGTGATCGTGATCGGATCCCAAGTGTGTTTGCCCGCAACGTATACTTTTGAGTTGTACACGTCTAGAGTCACTGTGTCAAAAGTCAGGTTCGGTCTCGTTATGTCTATGACCTGTTTCGTAAGTTCTGATCTCGGTGTTGATACTCCAAAATTCTCCAGGATCGCTCTGAAACGATACTGTAGTTTTGGCATCAGTAATCCCTGCGATGCCGAACTCTGATCGTTTGCTAAAGGTACTGTGAATTTTGATAAAGTTGATATTGCCATTTGTTTCTCCTATCTATTTATTCCAAAATTAGTTCCCTAAATTTGCAATTTCTCCTGTGTTTTTGATTCTCAACGGTATGTAGATGAACTCGACCGATTTGATTGGTTCGATCGCGATGTCCACGTACAGTTCATTCCTATCGATCCTCGTAGGTGTGTTGTTTGTGCTATCACAGACTACTAGGAAGTCGTACAACGCTCTCTGACCAACAAGTTCTAACAAGAATGACTCTATCGCTTGTTTGATCTCATTCCTTGTCAACTCATCGTTTGGTTCAAAGATAAACGGTTTGGCTATGGCATCCAGTTGTGATCTCAGATACACTGCCAACCTTGATACGTTGATCCTGTCCAGTGCTGAACTCGCCGATGTCTTGGTCAAGTTACCAAAGTTCACGATACCAGCACCTGAGAAGAAAGTTATTGGATTAACTTTTACTTCGTGCATACTATCTCTCACTGACTCCGTAACAGATATTGTTTGGAATTCACCACTTGCTGAGTCAATGTAACCTACTGAAGTTGCATTGTCCACAACACCTCTTCTAGTTCCTGATGGTGCGAACCATGGGAAAGCGATGTTGTCGTTGTTGGCCAGTGTCCTCATCATCATGTGTGATGCTGGAACAACGATTGATTTGCCTGTGTTATCTGTGGTTAGACCTGATGGGTAAAACACACCAAGGTAATCACTTGAACTTACAAGTCCAACCTCGCCGTTGTCCAGTGCTGACGCAGTATTGTTTGCCCAGTTTTGAATTGCTGTAGATGTGCCCGCTAATCTTAAAGGTGTGTCACCTACTACAAACGCAGTGTTGTTCCTGTCAGTGTTTAGGTTTATCATGTTCTGTATCACTTCTGGATATCCAGGACAAGCGATCACGTTGTAACCCCTCTGGTCTTCTCTGATTGCTTGGTTGGTGTCTATCTCAGATTTCAACTGCTGAACAATGACCTGTCTCTGTGCTTTCCTTCCGAAAGTGCCAGAACCGTCCGCGTTGTTGCTGGACTTGGTCACCCATCTGTCTGGGTAGTATGATGATACAGATTCGTTGTTGTTGTATCTGATGTTACCTAAACCAGTTGATCCGCTTCCTGGATACTTGGTTGTTGTGATGTAACTGTTCTTGTACTCTTTGACGTTGTAGCCAGATCTCCTAGTGTTCCATAACAGGATACCTTCTGGGTAGTTGGCAGGATCTGGAGCGTCTGGATCTAGGAAGTCATCACTCAACAGGTCCTTGATTGTTGATGGTGTTCCCGCCGCGGTTGATGTGCCCGCCGCCTTGTCTGTTGAAGTGTGCCATCTAGCGTCAGCGAACACGATACCGTTCTCTGTGGTCTGGTCCGCCTTGTCCACTAGTACCCAGGCCGCACCCGTTGTGGTCACTGCCACTTGGTTTGCTGTGTTGCTTGAGCTCAGTGTTGCTGATGTGTTGTACTTGTAAAGTTTTGGATAGTTCTCTAGATCACTAGTGTTAATCCATAAGTCATTGTCAACAAGAGCAGTACCATCTGACTGTGTGGTAGGTGCCGTTGACGAGAACTGAGGCCCATTTGGATCTGTTGAACTGTACACCTGAGCATAACCTTTCCAGGTTGTTCCGTTGTGTGTCATTATATCTGCCACATCCGATTTGGTGTCATACCAAAGTGTGCCATCTGCTGGCTCGTTTGTAGGAGCACTAGTTGAAGCAACGTAGCTCAATCTCTTCCAGTTTGAAGCCATTATACCATTGTTGGCGCTTGAGTCTATGGTCTCGCCTTGTGGGACGTCGTACAAGTTGTCGATCAGTGTGCTACTGTTCGCAGTGTATGTGCCGTAACTGTGTGCTGTTGCTGAACTGAATCCAGCGTCCGCTAATGGAGTTCCTAGTGTGTCAACCATCCTGAAGTCACCGCCCAGTGCGTGTGTCATCCTGATCTCACCCGTTGTCAACTTGCTGGCGCTGACGTTTGTCAGTCCCGCTCCGTTCACCGCGGCGATGAAATCATCTGCCCCTGTTCCGCCGAGTGTTATCTCAACAGCAGTGGCCAATGCTTCTTGGTTCTTCTTTGATTCCTGTATCTTGAATTTGTTTCCACTTGTGAAACTTGGTGAAGTTGATTTACTTGTGATAACTGTGGTACCACCTTCGTATCTGAACAACT